ACAGTGTCTGACATCGTCCGCGCCGCTGTGCCGGAAATGAGTGGCGAACCATTTATCGCGTCCGAGCTGGCGGCTGTTGCTGGTGTTGAGAATAGCGACGCCGGGACTGTGCTCAACAATATGTTCACCAGCGGTGACATTTCCTGCGCTAAGGTTTTCAAGACAAGCGGCCAGTCCAAGGCGTCTCAGACGGTCTGGTGCACCGACGTGCGGCGGCTGCTCAAGTGATGCCGACGAAACAAGACTGGGCGATCCTGATCGCTTGGACATCACTGTGCGGGCTGTTGATCGCCTGCACAGTGAACGCTAATGTCGAAGAGCCAATGCGCCCCAAGGCGCGTTCAACACACTGGGAGACCACACATGACTAAACTGACACGCGCGGAAGTCTTGGACACCGCCAAGGAATACGTCACCAAAGATCGCGCAGAAGATCACGGCGACATGGAGGACAACTTCATGACCATCGCCGCATTCTGGGGCGAATTTCTTGGGCGTGAGATATCCCCATCTCAAGTAGGCATCATGATGGTTCTACTGAAGGCCGCTAGAGCCAAGTCGAACCCAAAACACGGCGACAACTATATCGACGCCGCCGGATACGCCGCCTGCGCCGCGGAGTGCGCCACATGATGGACGAATGGATCTGGACGGACCCGAAGCGGCTGGCGTGCCCAGAGTGCCATGGGGAGGGCACTCTGGAGGAAACCAGCTTCCTGATGCAGTCAGCAACCCGAGACATCGGGGAGCCAGTTATCGAAACTGTGCTTTGCGAACATTGCGGCGGGCTGGGTGAAGTTGACCCGCCCGAAGATGAGGAGGACGAAGATGCCGAGCCCGTATGATCGACGTGAAATGGTGCGGCGCATCAGAGAGTGTGCGGAGTTCGGGCTGTGCAATATCGAGATCGCTCGATATCTGAATATTTCGGCATCGACTGTGCATAATGCAGTCAGAGAATTTAACATTGACGTAGTAAAAAGGAGTGGGGGTCGTGGACACAAAAGTCGACAGATTATTGAGCCGGATCGAGCGGGTGACGTCGGTCCTGATGGAGCGAAGCAAGTTGCGCGGCCAGCCATACGTCCAGCAGACAGCGGAGGAGCTATCGTCGTTGCTCGAGGCGTTGAGGCGAGCTTTAAAGGATCCAGAGCTTTGACGCCGCACCAGAAGCTGGTCCAGAAGCTAAAGGGCGTGACAGACATCAAGGTGGCGCGTGAGATCAAGCTGGGCCACGACATGCTCGAGTTTGAGAAGCGCATGCACATGGAGCAGCCGGATAAACGTGGGCCTCTCCCAGTGGCGGAACGTCGGTCATATAAAGAGACGCACCGCAAGGCCGGAGTGGAGGCTGAGGAGCGCGCTGAGCGCGTCGTGCGAGACATAAATCGCCTCATGGATATGTTGGACGATGAGCTAGTATTTAGCGCCACTGAGGCCGCCGCCATGCTCGATGAGAGCGTGCCGCGGGCCGCGTGCTACCTCAAGCGCATGTGGGAGCAGGGCAAGTTGCACCGCCGTCGCGAGTATATACATATCGAGGGGCGCGTAAAAAAGCAGTGGCGCTGGATGTTTTCTAAAACGCCATTCACGTTTGACGACTGCTTCGAGGAGGTGTGGGGATGAGTGACCAAGAGATAGAGCGCAAAATACACATAGCTGGCTTGGTCGGAGCTGTCTTCGGCTTTGCAAGCGGCGCTAGCATGATGATGCTGGTCGCAATAATATTCTAATGGGAAAGCGAAGCTCATTTGATCGCATTCCGCGAGATTATTATCCAACACCAATTGAGGCAGTTGCGCCGCTCATTGCGCACCTGCCTTACTTTTTTACATATGCAGAGCCTTGCGCTGGAGATGGTAGGCTTATCCAGCACATAACAAATTTGACTGATTGTGGAGGCCAGTGCAACTATGCCGCCGACATCGAACCAAAAGCCGACAACATCCGCAGAGCAAACGCGCTAGACATCAAGACAAGCGTTGGCAAGTCAGTTGATTTCTGCATCACCAATCCTCCTTGGGATAGGAAAACTCTGCACCCGCTGATTGAGTCATGGATGTGTGTATGCCCCACTTGGCTTTTGTTTGACGCTGATTGGATGCACACAAAGCAATCCGCGACCCTCATTACATATTGTTCAAAGATAGTGAGCGTTGGAAGGGTCAAGTGGATTGAAGGGAGCAAGAACACTGGCAAGGACAACTGTGCTTGGTATTTGTTTGACGTAAACAAAAAGCCAGATTTACCCGCAGTTTTCTATGGCAGAACGGTGTGATCGCGTGGGTGGCCGTTGATATTTTAAAGTTTGGCGCTTTTTCGGTAGCAACGTCATCCGAGGCAAACAACCGCCATTCCCGTGGCGAAGTCGATTTTACTTGCGATGAAAGCCACCCACTCAGACTTTCTAATCAAGCCCACGTCGGGCCACAAGCGATTATTTAAAGCTGTCGAATGTTTTTTGCATTGACAGCTTTTCATTTATAAACTCTTCCGTTGATACATATGTTGTAACGGTAGTCAGCTCATCACCCCGGCGGAAAACTACAGCGCCCAAGTTGATGGCCACAAACGCAAACACGTCTGACGCACCTACGTTTCTTTTCGGTGTGTGGAATTTGTATTTTTTGCTGTTACTGCACATCTTACTGGCGGTCTTAACTTGCAAAGTGAGAGTGCGTGTATCCGTCTGTATATACGCGTCGTGGTCTTTGATCTGGCATAGTGTACAGATGTAGCCAGCGAGCGACAAGCGAGCAAGGGCTAGATGCTCCCCCGCCCGGCCTACCGCCGCGCTGGCCTTTTGATCTTGTGCAGGCACTTGCTCAGGTCAGCAGCCAAGTGTGGATCTTGCGGGTCTGGTTAACCCTATCCTCAAGCCCGTGGTATCCGCCATTCACTCGGCGAGTGATCCGCTTTATAGTGTCATCACTTACACCGTCATCAGCAATTGCAAACAGGCCGTTCTTCTGGAAGAACCACAGCGCTGTCTCAAAAGCATACTCGTCAGCCAGCTTGGATGGATACTCCAGCACCTCCGGCAAGTTCATGTCCGACGCAAAGGCCTTGACGTTTGATTTGCCTGTGAGTTGCAGGAAGCCTTTGCCCGCAAACGCAAAGCCGTCACCACTGGCCTCATCTCCATTGCCCATGCGACTAGAGTAAACCTTGTTTGCGAGACCTTGCGGGTTCTTCGCATACGGCTCTGCGCTTTCAACGGTCGGAAAGCGTGACGGCCAGACAGCCTGTATGCGCTCGGGCGTTGAGTAATACAGACCCTCAGTCGTGCGCTTAAAACCGCCGCTCTCGTGGTGCGACTGACCCAGCAGATGCGCGCCACGATTGGGCGAAAGCTCGTAATGCTTGGCGATGGCTCGCGCCGTGTTCGGGCCGAAACTTCCGTCAGCCGTTACTCCGATTTTCATCTGGAGTAGTTTCATTGCTTCACTCATTTTTTAGCCTTTTTCTTTGCTGTCTTGGCAGCCGCTTTAAATGCACCGGCCGTTGGCGCTCCTTTGGCGCCGGGCTTGCGCATCTTTTCTCCACTTCCGGCCTTAATGCGCGCACGCTTTTTAGCAATGTTTGAATACAGTCCCATTTCATTAACTCCTCTTCGATTTGGTGCCGGAGCATTTCCAGCGCTTGCGTGACAGGTTGAGCGGGCTGTTTGGATCTTTAGCCGCCTTGGGAAACTTTTTCTTCTGCGCCGCAGAGCGCGCGCAATACGCGTCACCTTTTGACGTGCCGGGCTTGACGCGAGGGCCACCGCCCTTCGCCTTACCGGCTTGGCCATAGCTGACCTTCTTACCGCTGGTCGTGACTTTAACTCGGGCTTTGCCCTTCGATGGTGTAGCCATTATTTCGTTAACCCCTGTTTCTTTTCGTAGCTTCTCAAGCCTCCAAGCCCAAGCATGCCCATCATAACAGTCATTAGGCTACCCATGTCAAATGAAGGCAGCTCTGGTATTTCCACACCCGCAGCGGTCACGCCAAACACAATAAACGGCTGCAACACGAAATGATAGGCAAACGCAACGCCGCAAACCCACCCGATAAATGGACGCCAGCCACCCTTGAACACTGAGCCAGATGCCGCCTCGGCCTTGTTGATTTCGAGCTGGCCCTTTGCCAGCTCCTGAGCGTGACGCTCAGACATGGTTGCGATCTCGTGGGCGAGTGCCGCCTTCTGGTCCTTATCCTCAATGAACTTATCTAAAATGCCCGTCACGGGGCCAATGAGAGCCTGCAACATGGTTAATCCTTTTTCGCTTGATAAGCGTTAGCCCCGAAGAACGCGCCCAAGATTAAGCTGGTCGCCGGGAAGTAGATCGTGGCCATCGACCCGAGGATGTCAGAGGCGGCATCCAATCCGAGATAACTGGAGATAATCACAAAGAACGGATAGCCCAGCATGCCAGCCAACACCCACCAGATCATCTTGCGAGACTGGTCGCGCTGGGCGTTGTCATCCTCGATCCGCATCCTGCGATCCTCAAGCATCATCGCTTTTTCTTCTGGGTCGATCACGCCGTTGCCGTTTAAATCATAGTCGCTCATGGCGGCCTCCTATCTAATTGGATTTTTAACTAGGTCATCAAAAGCCTTCCACAGGTCTTCGATTTCCATGTCATATGTTTCGAGCTTGTCACCAATGCCATCAGTGACGGTTGCGCCCTTCTCAACGGTTGAACGCAGATCCATGAGCGTGCGTTGCTGCTCAAGAATGTTGGTCATCTGCGTGCTGATCTGCGTTAGCTGGGTGTTCAGCCCAGCCACGTTATTTTGCGTTAGCGTCTGCTCAATGGCTTGTATTCGCGAAGTCGCATCCAGTACCTCAAGCACAGACGCCTCTAGTCCGTTAAAGCGAGAAATCGCATCATAGCCATAGTAAATGCCGCCGCTAAGGCTAGATAGCAGAGGCACAGCAGCAGCAATATACCAGCCTCGAAGCGTGAACCCGCCAGCTTTGATTTCAACGTCTTCCATTTACGGCTGGCCATATAGATTTTGAGCATGATCGTACAACTCGTCTGCGGTTTTATTGTTTGAAGCTGTGTACTGCGTCCAGCCTGTGCCTTCACCTTGGTCACCCCAAGTAATGATGTACTCGTTGGTGTCGAATACAAAATCAACAGATGTGTACTCTCCAATCACAATGTTATTGTCAGTCACATATGTGTCGATGCTGTTAGTAAGAGCTGTGTTTTGACTTGCTGCAAAGAACGCGCCAGAGATCTGAGCCATACTGCTGACCGCACTCAACGCCTGATTATAGTTATCAACATGATCTTGGGTAATTGTGGTGTTTGCTAGAACTTCTTGAAGCGCCAAGCCTTCTGGTCTTGTGTCAGCTGTAGCCGCCATTTCTGACACCACAGATACAGTCATCAACGCAGCACTAGCCTCTGCCAACTCGTCAACGCTCATGCCTAACTCAAGCATTGCAGAAGCATACTCAGCATCAAACAACTCAGTCGCAGTCTCAGCCTCAGAAAAGTCCATAGCCAGCACCAGATCAAC